CAAACGTATTGGTCAGGGCGACATTTGCAATTTTAGCCATTTATGACTGTCCCTTGGACCCGAGTATCTGTCTTAGCAGGTCCTTAATCTCAGCGACATCCTGCTTCAAATTATTTATCTCGTCTAGTCTATCCTGTTCGCGCTTTCTTCTGGCACGATATGCTTCAAGCGCAGAATTGTCAGTAGAGATAATGGCCTGACATGATTTATCCTTTACATACCCAGGCTCATTTTCAATCTTAACTAATTCGGGTTTCATCGTTGTAGCGCAATCACTCTAATATCATCAAGACGTGGTGGGTTTGTTGTGGTAGAGTTTGTAAGCACTACCTTAATTGATAGGTACTTATAACCAACAAACCGCGATCTTGCAGAATTTCGATATTCAATGATATTTGCATTAGTTGTATTTGCACCAGACAGATAATCATTGCTATAATTTGGTACAACAAAAACATATTCTTTGAAGTCATCAACAATATCTGTGCTAGAGAATACTGTTGATGATGTAAACCCTGTTTCTGTCGTATATGACATCGGAATCCAGCGAGCATTATCAAATGTATCACTATCCTCACGATGAAGAATTTTATAATACACGTTGACATTAGACCCTGGTGGGCGATATGCGCTAAGATATACACGAATATCTTCCGCATCTTGACCGTCAGCCAGTGTTACCTTGCGAGTGATATATCTTGCTAGAGCATTACCACCGCTAGCTGTATTGGCTTCACCTGTAGTATCATTGTTAATGAGATTTTGCACAGTAGTAGCAGAAATTCTCTTAACGTCAAGTACAGGTGATGAATATCTGCTTGTGCTGTTAAACAGTGCCCTAATTTCAGCGGATCTACCCGCGGCCATTGAAGCACCACTAATGGATGTATTAGACTCCATGCTGCGGCTTAGAATATACCGCGGCGCGGAGAATTCTGTGTCAGCATTTACATTAAGATCGAAGTAATTTGTATCTCTTGCAGTATTGCTTGTGGCAAATTTACCAGAGAAACGAATCGTTGTATTAGTTGGTGTTAAGAAATCAGATGAGATATTGATCACATCGGCTTGCAGACGATCAAGTCTTACTATGCGCGCAATGTACCCATTTGTCTGACCTCTAACCCAGTTATTCGCAAAGAACACTCTACCAGCACCTGATGCTGGGCCACTATTTGTAAATGACACATTAGCTAGATGCAGATAGGTATTTGCAAATGATACTGAATCATAATAAGTTGCTTTACCAGTTGGTGTTGTTGCAGATGTAATGCCACCAGTTGAATTACCAATAATCACACCAGTTGTGGCATTAGTATTGCGAATGCGAATGCTCTCACCGCCAACAAACTTAGTATTCAGAGATACATTTCTCACTCTAATCTGTGTAGTGCTAAAGCGAGAGATTGTACCAGTCGCACCAGATGTCATACCCTGAACAAAAGTAACTCCAGTATTAACTGATTTGCCGCCAGTAAATGTAGGGGAAGAGTTGGAGAATGTACCAACAAGAATTGTTTCGCCATGAATAGACTCACCTGCGCGAATAAAAGCGCCAGATACATTTGCAATCTGATAATAATCTCTTAGCTCATTCTTAAATATAACGGAACCGGTAACAGCAGTATCAAAGTTTGCCACATAAAGGGTAAACTTTAGATCCTCTTCTTGAATTGGGCTATACACAATATCATTTGATGATGCTGATAGAATACCAGCAGCCGGTTGCGATGAAATTCTGTTACCAGTAATTCTATCGACCTCACCAAGACGAGCAATGTGCATATTATAATTTGGGTTGCTACCAACCGGCTTTATCACGATAGCGTAATCGCGTGCATTTTGTAGATATACAGGTGATGGGAAATATACAGGTGTTGGTGCAGAACCATCATCACTTGTATTAATTTCGCTTGGCTGTAGAATTACGCGGCTAAACGGAATCATGCGACCAGTAATGGTATTTGTTATAGGATCGATTGCACGAATATGAATTTCACAACCAATTTGTGTATCTTTGGTAGCAAAGAATAGATCGACCTTTGTTACAAATGCACCAGACCCGGATATCTTACCAACAGCATTAGTATCCATAGTAAATGACTGTGCAATTGGGTCAACAATGGTTTGATTGACTGCAATAGTATTTCTAGTTTCTGACACAGACTCAGAAACAGTTTCACCAGTTCTAGTGCTAATAATAGTATTTTGAACTTCCTGCGTTAACCCTTCCGCAGTATATACCGATTCAGCCGATGTTAAAAATGTACCCTGTGTAGTATCATTTGTAGGTGAATCTGTTAATCTAAAGATGCGGCTACCTGTTCTAAATCTCATATTTTCATTAGATGGTAGACGGAATATACCATACACATTACCGTTTGCCGCAGAGACAAGAGGTCCACCTTCATTTGCCGTATTAGCAAACGATGAATTAGTTGGGGTTACATATTGAGAAACTGCGGTACCATCAAAGAATGGGTAAATTCTAGATGTAGGTTTAATACCTCTACCTATAAATCTAATTGAGCGCGATCTCATAAAGGGTTGAATATTTGAACTTACTAGTCTATTACCTGTGCTTGTCGTAGTAGTTCTAGGGACTAATGATGTACGTGTTCCTGTTCTAACCTCATTCGATGTCGTTGTTGTCGTTACTCTAAATGCTTGAGCAACACCAAGGAATTGTCTATCAACAGATACCGATTGAGAAAGTGTCTGCCAATCACCCCAAGTTGTACCCCAAGCACCGCTTTGTTCCCAATTATCATCAAAATTATCAATGTTAACAAGAACATCTGGGAGTTGAACGGTATCAACCCAATAATCTGACGGCGGGTCTAAAGTAACACTTCCATTCCATTTCCAAAATAGACCTGCTGCATTTCTTGTAGTTGAATTGTAAGGCTGACTTACAAAAACTTCGTGAGTATACGGCAGGGTTATAATTTCACCACCAGGCATTGAATAAACACCTGAAATTGTTGATGAAACTGCACCACTAGAAATTGTTGAAGTTGTAACAAAATTACCTGTTGCGTTTTCAACATATAATTTGTTACCAACTTTAAATCTTAGTGTCGCTGATACACCACCGGAACTTACCGTAGAACCATTTACAAATGCTGATGCTGAATTAGCAATAAAAACTATCTGATCGCGGGCTACACCAGCAGGTGTAACATTAGTGCGAACCACATTAGTTGAATTGGCAGAGTTGTAGAATAGCTCAATATTATCAAGCTTAAATGGTGGGCGAGCCTCACCATAATTTGCATCAATTGCAATCTTATAATCCGAATTCTTCACATCACCGACATTGTGACCAAAGAATGGGTCAACTAGAATACCATTTTTAAATCTATCGTTACCGGAAGAATCTCTAACAAGAAGATTTTTGGTATCCATTTCAAGCATATTCAGAGTGGTATAATATTCTAGATTTTCAATTCTATCGCGTAGAACACCAATATCCCTCATTGTAAAGCGAGGGTTTTTTACAGGGAATATTTTAGAAGCTAAATCGCCTCTATTAACTCTACGTGCCTGTTCATCTGCAAGAGATGGGTATGGTGTAAGATTTATTGTTGCAATTGACATGGTGTCTTTTGGCTCATCCGGAGTAATTGGATTGAGCGATGGTACACCCTTTACAGCGGTAAAGTTGCCGTCACGGTCTAGAACTATTCTGTCATTTCTAAGCAGATAATAATCAAGATCGGCAGTAAAGTTTTCACCCGGAGACATAAATCTCAACCCACCTGATGGCTGATCAAAAGCAGTTGATAGTTTTGGGTTGATTGATATATTTGTAAGCGACGTAACACTATTTGCAGTGTCCGTCATGCGGGGGCGAATATCAATACAATCTCTTAAATCAAATCTATTACCAGTACGTGATGATGTATAAACTGGTATTTCATATGTAAATATCTTTGTGGTATCTGTTGCGGCATTTGTGTCGTCAACTGGGTACGAATCAACAGAGAAGTACCCAACACCTGTTGAATAGCTGTGAGTAAAGTGATCAAGAGTTACTAGAAGTCGATCACCAGATGACAGAGAAATGCCGCTACCAGACTTACGCACAAGACGAGCATGACTGTAGAAGTCATCAAGCATCCCTGTATCAAGAGTAAAGCTGTTGGTTACATCTGTACCCTCAGTTAGAGATGCAAAGTTTGACCCCGACTTTCTGCGAACAGATACTAGCTTAAACCCATCTGATAACCCAAGTGGCCAAGGTCCTGTGGTATTTGCAACATAAGATGTACCACCACCGGCACCAATATTAATTTGAACACGACGATTTCTATTAACTGTCTTTGCAGCTTCTTGACCATCAACCTTATTCAGCTCCGCAATAACGGTAGCATTTAGAGACGAACCAAGAGTTTCTTGAAGATTAAAATCTGTCTGTGTCGATGATGACACAGTAATTGTTCTTGCTGACCCAGTTGAACCAGACCCACCAAAATCTAATACCTGACCCTGACGAATAAGCTTATGTACACGCATTCCAGTACGTGTTGCGCTTGCCGTCGTCAGAGTGTTTAGAGATGTAGAAGAAACAGATGTGACAATAAAGTCGCCGGTGTTTGCTACACGAATTAGTTCACCTGAGCTAAATCTGGTCGTTAGATCAATTGAGCTATTAGAACGAGTTATTGTGTTTGAACCGCTTGTTGTGCTAAGTCTTAGTGTGCTAATTGCAGCTGTGTTTGCTGACCCACGCGCTGTAACATAATAGTTGGAGCGCCCCGTAATCGTTGATAGCGCACCACTACCAGAAAATGTTTCGCTAGGTGTACCAGATGACACGGATGCTGTGCCACCCGTCCCAAATGTTACATCAAATGACTTTTCAAATCTAAAATTACTATCGACATTACCTGAAGTATCTCTTAGTCTTCTAATTGCATTAGCAGGTAGACGGAAAATAGCAATATCAAATGATGGGTCTGTAGTATTAGCATTTTTACCATTTGAGCCTAAAATATCAGCTTTACCGTTGGCCTGACCTGCACCAGCACCAAAAGCAATTGACTGAACGTTGGCAAAACCAAATCCGGCATTCATGTTAATGTCGGTTAAATAAACTCTATATTGTGTAGAAGGTAGACCGGGGACGCCCGAATGATGTTCGATAGAACGAACTCTTGCTGTGCCAATTTCAGAGCCAGAAAATGAAGTGAGAGAATAGTTTCTAGTTGATACAGCATTAGCTTGCTGTGATCTAAGGCTAACTCTTCCTTGAGCATTTACATCCCAAGAACCCACAACGTTATCAGCTATGATATAATTACCATAATCTATTAAAGTGCTAGTCTGCTCAATTGAATTATAATCGGTTGCTTTGTCAATTGAGACACGCTTACTCTGTAAAAGTTCAATATCAAATCCCTGAACATATGATTTGCCTGGGTTTATTTCCACAACTAGCTTAGATGTGCTCCCACCCTCACCAGAGGTAAATACACCCTGGTTATTACCGACCAATAGGTGCTCACGAAGTCTAGGTGAAAGCCCACTTACAATATAATTACCAGACTCGTCATATGTTCTCTGAGCGATGTAGTCTTTAAGAAGATTATATTGAGGTGAATCTGATCGTGATTGAATGTCGCCACTTTTAAGCTGAACTAGCTCAATAAAATTATTGCTAGCTGTTGCATTTGTGTCAATTCTGGTGAATTGTGCAGTTAGCTTTAGACGTGCAGCACCGGGTGCTGCAAAGTTATAAGCACCTGATGCTGGGTCAAGTAGAGTTGAATCATCAGCCTCTTTGACGATTGTTTCAATTACGTTAAAGCCAATTCGTGCTGATGCATTAGAGCTATACTTTGATACAACAAGAAGATCGGGGTCAGTTCGAATGAAGTGATCTTTGGCATAAATTACGCCCTCATTAATCTTCATTAGTGCAGAATAGCCTGTGGCGCCAGATGAAATTAGATTAGCAGTTAGACCACCACCACCAGTCGCAGTAATAACTTCGCCATTAGCAAATGATCGTCTATTGCTATTCCCGCCGGTAAATTTTACAAATAAAGTCTTGAAATTTGGTGTATTTGCTTCAGAACCATCATTCACTTTGATGACACTAGCTGAAACACCAGATGTTGCACCAGTTACGGTTCTATTAAGAAACGCAAACACATTAACAGAAGTTATGCCATTTGAAGCTGTATCGCGCAGCTTCATATAAACTACATCCTTATCAAGGAGAGTTTGACAACCTCTAACTACGCTACCTTCTTTAAAAATATGCTCGGCAAAACGATCAATCTGATTTTGTAGAATTGACTGAATTTGCGTAAGCTCGCGTGCCTGAACGGCAAGACCGGGGCGAAATAGAATGCGATGAAAATTCTTTGACTCATTGAAATCGTCATAATACGGATCGACATTTAGGTCCGTAGAAATCGTGACAGTATTAGCAATAGACGCCATCTGTTTTCTTACCCCTTAAAACGTCACGACAAAACGAAATTCTTCAAGCTGATCCGGCTTTCTGACAATTGGCGGATTTCGTTCTATGTATAAGACATCCCCGGTATTTTCTCTAATTGCAGGCTTTATCGCATTGATAATAGTAGCAGTTACACCAGATGAAGATGATGTCAATGATTCGGTCTGTGCAAACCCACCACCAATACCATTTGTTGTCAGACGAATAACACGAAGCACACCTTTTGTACGTGTTGCATTCGTATTTGCAAAATATACTACTCTCGCTTTAGCGCCGCTTACACCACCAGTTACAATTTCATCTGCGGCATAGTCACCTGATACATTTTGTAATACTATACGATGACACTGATCGATTACCGATGCATTGGCTGCAGGCCCACTTCTAAGCTTCGGGTCTCTAATTATACCAATGGTTCTAAAATCATTATTGGTTGGGAATGTATTTGATTCACCACCTGTTACTGATACTGACAGCATCAAATCAGCGGCATTCAATTCACTGCGGGCATTACTGCCATGCCCACCTCTAGGCGATATAATTGGTTGTGCAAGTGCACCAGACCCATATGATGAGTTTGCTATAATTGTTACATTTGCTTGACCATAGTTACGACCATTGGTTATCATAGTAATTTTTCGTACTTGACCACCTAGCGTATTAGATACGTGAGCAGTTGCGCGTATGGCCGCTGTTGCACCACTGTCGCCTCTAATAACTACAGTTGGTGCTACGGAATATCTTGATGATGTATTTGGTGTAATTGTAAATGCATTATTAACAGTAACTACACGACCAACACCAACATAGCGTACTATGCGACGTAACTGACCCACACCAAGACCAGATGAAATATACAGAGTAGACCCAGTATATACACCATCAACCTGTAATGCGTTATTAGCTAATCTTACTGTGGTTGAATTTGTAACAGATAAAAACGTATTGGATGTGCTTAAATACCCACTACCATTAGCAGTAACTAAAACGTGATCTATTGTACCATTAGCTGCGGCCTGCTGCACAGACCACTGTGCGCTACCGTTATTAGCTGTTAGCTGTCTAACTGGAATATGAATATTGTTCAAAAACTTTTGTGCGTCAGCTGTTGTTACTGCAAATAAAAACTTCCAACGATAGCCGTCGGCTGTGCTAACAACTGACGTGCTAATACCAGAGGGCTCTTCTGTTGATACCGCACCTCTATTGTTGTCTATGCACTTATAAACATTGTTTTCTGACGTAAGCACATAAAATTGTCTATCGTATAAATTTGCAGTTCTATCGTTGTATTCAGTATATACAGTATTGTTTGTCCAATTATATCGCGGCGCAATTGAAATGACATCGGCTGAATTGATGCGCTTTAGCGCAACCATATCTTTATACACATCAAATTCTGTAGTAAATTGATTATTTGTTACAGCCGGTGGTGATGAGTCATTAGCAAAAGGTGTTACCCCACCCATAAACATGTAAAGCCGAGTCGGCGAAGGTTCATCAAATGATTCCTTCAGCTGATCGGCTGTGTTTAAACGAAAGAATGGAGTGATTCTATTTGTCATTTGAACCTTTTCCTAGTCACATTATTTATCAGGTCTAGTTTGACCTTTGATAAGTATAAACTGTGTCGCTTGCAGAACCTAAAATAAACATTTTCTTTTGATCTGTGCTTAGTGCGATACTATGTGGTGTAGCTTCTTGTGCACCAATATTTAAGCTCTTATTATCGTATGTCGCTGTAGAAATATCCCATGATGTTGATAGTGTATACTGATAGACAGTAT